TGATGAGGAGAGGACTGCCGCTGGAGCCCGAGCTAGGGACGACCAAGCCTGTTGCGCCCGCGCTTCCTGTGATCGTGCCGCAGATGTAAGTGATGTCGCCCGCCGATTCGCTGGTCGAATTCCATGTCGCGGGTGTGATCGCGCTCTGCCCGTTGCAAGCCGTGCCGCCGCTGAACGTGCCGCCGCTCTGGGAGATATAACGGGTCGTGGCGAAGGCCGAGCCGCACAGCAGTGCGAAGATGAAAATCAGTTTCTTCATGGAATTTAAGGGACTTTCGAACTAGGAGACTACTGCGGGACTTTCTTCCCACGCGCATGCTCTCCAAGCTTCTGGAGAGATGAATCTTTCTTCTGATTGTGTCCAGATGCAGAAATTAAGACGTTGTTTCAAATTGCGTGTTGCTGGAATTTCGAGCGCTTCTTTAACCTGTTTTTGCAGATACTCGCGAGGTAGAATGGTTCCCAAGCCGGGATTCGCTTTGATCCAAACGCTTTCATCGAGCCAAGAATCGCAGTCATCGCAGGTTGGCTGTTCTTTTCCGGCGATGCGACACGCCGGGCAGGCGTCGAGTTGGCAGACGTAAGCGAACCAGGCTTCGTTCTTTACGATCCCCTCAAGCACCTGTCTTGAGTAATCGTGGTGATACCAGCAGATAGTTTCTCTGTCCCAGCCGCTATTGGTGATTTCGAATCCTAACGGTTGGTGCCGAGCCTTGAAGCCTGCGGTTAGTTTGTCGAGAACTAAAGTGTTCGGATGCTCATGGAGTTCGTCCGCGATGACCATGTGGGGCCGCGGACCATCCAAGGTTTTGTGCTCGGCCGAAACCGGTCGCATGAACGAAGTTCCGTAAGACAGATTTCCCGAGAGCATCTTTCCCGAGCAGCCATGTTGCTTGAAAATCTTTCTCAGTTCCTTGTGTTCGGCGTCGCCTTCGACAATTCGTACTGCATCGCGAAAGCAGATAGCAGCTTGTTCTTTGGAAGGAGCGGCTACATAAACTTCCGCGCTAGGTTCTCCATCAGCGCAAACACCATAAGTTCCGACGCCTGCCGAGAGCGGGGTCTTGCCGTTGCCTTTTCCGATTTCTACGTAAGCCGTCTGAAATCTCCGGTGCCCATTCGGGTGATCCGCACACGATATGCCAGCCTTTTTCCAGCCAAAAATCTGAGCAACAATGAACTGTTCAAACGGAACTAACGAGAATGGGCAAAGATCCCGAAAATACTTAATGATCGAGACCGCGCCGCCCTGATCGAAGTAGAATGGAAAACTATGATTGACCGCCCCGCCATTCTCTTCGTGTTGTGCTTGCTTTACCTTGCTGGGAATGTGGCCAGCCGCAGTCGATCGCGCTAGATCATTCAGGAATCGTTCTACTGCCAGAAAGACCATTCTCCCAGCGGGTACGTTTCCAGTGAGCACATCTAGCGTATAGCGAGCGACGGTGGGAATCCGGCTACAACTCGTGGCTAGAAGTTTTTCTGCCGCCGAGGTCTTCCAAGAGGTTTCGTGGTGAACCATCTCAATTTACGATGTCGTCTTTGGAACTCTTTGATCGCAGGATGGCATCCAAAGCAGTTTCTGATCGGCTATTAGGATCTGGGTCAGGGATTTGAACGCCTGAGCGCGAGGATGGATCAAGCCCAAAAGCCTGCCAAATAGACCTCATGTGTCTCAGGGCATCACTTCTGACCCGGACTGCCGGCGCGGTCCGCAATATGCCGGTGCCGGTTTTTTCATCAAGCGTGAGATGCAATGCGCCAAATTTCTCGATCGCGGCATCCGCCTTGCGGAAAAGCACGATGCTCGAGCACAAAGCCGAGATCGCGATCACGTCCGTCTTGAATAAAACGCCCGCTTCCGAGAGAATTGAGACTACCTCTGGCCACAACCTGCGGGGAGCTCCGGTCAGCCAACTCGGCATCTTTGGCTCCCCCGGAAGCGCCGCAGGTTCTCGCTTATTCAGCTTCCGTTTGCCTGGATTGCCTTCGGCTTTCTTCTGGGCGGTCGGTTTGCGATTCCGCCCGCCGGATCCTCTGCCGCCCATGAACTGACCTTTCTACTTGAGTCGGACCGCCACTAAAGTGCTGGCGTAATTACCTGGCGAGGTGTAACCCGGGGCCGCTTCGATCAATTGCGAGGCGGTATTTGAGGTGCAACTGATTTCCCCGGTCACTGATCCGGTTTCGACCAAAACTCCGGTAACCGCCATTTGCTCATTCCGGACTGCCGCCGATGCCACAGCCCCAATAGCGACGTAGCCCGCGCCAGCCGTTGTTGTCGCATCCCAGAGCTTGCAGGTAATTTCGACCGCGCTAGCCGTGCTCGTGGTCTGCAGACTGACGGAGCCGATGAGCATCCAGGTTCCGGCGGTGAGCGAGACCGTGGGGCCAGCGTAGAAGGTTCCCGCCGTGGTCATGGTGACCGCGCTCGAGAGTGCGCCTGTCAAATAGGCCTGGCTGGTAGCGCATGCGCCCGCGGTGGTGGTAATGGGGCCGGTTAGGGCCGGAAAAGACGCACAGGGTAGAATTCCGGTCGCCTGAGTCGCCAAATTCACTAGCGTACTAGATGCCAGCAATAGCGCGCAGGCGGCGATGACCGCAATCAGCGCTTTGTCGCGTCTCGGCAAAAGGAACTCAGTACCACAGGCAATTCAGCGTGGCCCCGGTTGCGGGAGCAGTCAAATAAGTGATTGTTGCGCCGGAGATCGTGTAATCCGTTCCGGCACCCTGCCGCTGCTGGACGCCGTTGAGGAAGCAGTTCACGTTCGATGAGGCCGCGGGCGTCGGGGAAAGGGTAAATGTGACATTGCCACCGCCAATTGTTCCGCTGGGCGCACCTTGGTTCTGATTCGAGGAAGCGGCGGGTGTCTGGGGATTCTGAAGCTGGAATTCCGTTCCATCATAGAAAACGCTGGCGATTGCGGTGGTGGTCAGATCATTGGCGAGCAGGGCTACCGTGCCAAGTTTCGTGATCGGCTTGGCCGTTAGGCCATTGATCGCAAGAGTCGGGGCCGCCGCGCTATTGGCTGCGACCGGGAGAAAATTGATTTCCATGCCCACGACTAAGGCGGTAGCCGCTGGAGAAAGCGTGGCAGTTTGAGCCTGCGCCGTGCCACCGCCGGCCACGTATTGAGTTGAATCCATATCAACCCAAGATTTGCTAGCCGGAGTCGCGCCCGCACCGCCGCCGACCACCAGAGCATTGGCTGCGAGAGCGGTCGAAGAAGTGATGGTTCCAGCCGCGGTGAAGCCGAGAATTCCTCCGCTAGTGCCGCTGCCGAGCGCCGTGCCGCCATTGGCCACAGGCAGAAGATTTTTGACCTGGCTGGTTAAATCGATCTGGCTGGCGGCACCTAAAAACAATCCGATTGCGAACAATAGGGTGATGACCATCCATGCTCTGCGCTTATCCACCATTTGAGTGAAGTTTCCTTTCAAGGTCTACCAGCCCACGAGAGCTATGAGGTCATCGCCAGCAAGCGGCGCAGTGGTAAAGGTGATCTGCGGGCCGGATTGTATGAAGTCATTACCGGCGCCGGGAGTCTGAAGCAGGCCATTGCGGAACAGAAGCAGAATGCGCGGTGCGCTTGCGAAATAAAAAATTGTATCTCCCCCGCCTGGCAACGGTGTGGGCACGATGAGTTGGGCATCCCAAAACACTTAGAGACATCTCCAAATGAGGTAAAGAATCCCCAGTGAGAGAATGAACTGCAGGATATGCAGCCAAATGTGCAGCCGCTCACTCACAGTTGACTCAGCATGACTTCGGCCTCATTCCAGAGTCCGCGATTTTCTAGGGAGGTTTTGCGTGAATGATCTGGAACACACGCGCCACGTAGGTTATCTAAATCCCAAAAGTATGAGGCGTCTCCACCATGCATTTCGATGTAGAGTTCCGCCCGGATGATGTGGTCGACGTCTACGCTTCGCCCCCGGCCTTCACACAGAATGCCGATCTGGCAGAAAGGATCTCGCGCCAGCACTATGCGCCGCGCGCCTCGCCGTCCTCGCCATTCCCAGCGGTCATAAAGAGATTTCAGTTGCGTGCTACGTCTTATTGCATTGCGTTCCCGAGATTCCCTAAGCTGGCGATTATCCCCGCGATGAGGAATGCAATAGCGTCCGCCATCTGGGAC